ACGCCGGCTCATCCGCGCGCGGCTGCTCTGGGCCAAGCGTCAGGGGTACAACTGGGCGGTTTCAGACACCACGGATAACGCATCAAGCGCCAACAATCTCATCACCTGTGGCTTCCGGCTCTACGAGCCCGCCATCCCCTACTCCTTTGCACGAGCCCTCTACTGGAAACGACGGCTCTAGTGCCGTTCAAGGACGCCAACGTCCGACGCAAACGGCAACGCGAGTACTCGCGTCGCTGGTATTTGAAGAACACCCAGCACGTCATCGATCAGTCGAGCGCGCGCCGCACCGCTACCAAGAAGGCCTGGCTCGACTACCGCTCCAAGCAATTCTGCTTCCACTGCGGGTTTTCCCACCCCGCGGTCATCGACTTTCACCACGTGATCCGCCACAACAAACGCTCGGTGAATGAGCTTATTGTCAAACATAACAACCTCAAGGAGGCCATCAAGGAGGCGGAGGAGAAGTGCATCCCCCTCTGCGCCAACTGCCACCGCATCTTGCACTTCGAGGAAAGGCGGGGTATAAAGGCCGCGAGAAAGAAGAAATGACGAAGGAGATACTTATGTCTGGACTGGGTCTACTCTTGTTTTTATCCGTCTTTGTGGGTATAACTTGGTTCCTGCGCAATAAACGCAGGCCCATCGACCCGCATCTCCCTAGGCCAAACTGGAGATGCTCGAGGGGCGGAAGAGACTACTTTTAATCGTTAGAAAGCCTAGAAAGGAGATTGAAATGGAAAGTGATATAAAGTTTTTTGCTGCTGTCTGCGGCGTGCTTGGCTCTATTCTTCTCAGTGTTTTTGCGTACTGCGCGTACGACTTGCATCTGAGAACAGAGTACATCAACAGCGCCTCCGACCCGATCGCCGCGGCCTGTGCCTACGACTCAGGCGAAGCGGCTTTGCCGCCCTCTTGTGTCGCCTATCTTTACCAACAGAAGGAAGTGCCCAATGAAATCCGGTAAGAAACTGAAGAAGTCCGATGCCGCCCAACGCGCCATCAACTGGTTCCACGACAGCCCCGGCGCCAAGGTCAGCGGCGTCGCCAAGCGTTTCGGGATCTCCATCCCCTACGCCTACAAGCTTCGCGAGAAGGCCGCAGGGAAGTCCGAGGCCGACGCGCGCGAGTGGAACGCCGCCCTCCTCAGCAACGAGGAGACCACAGCACTCTTCGATGACCTCAAGACAACGGACAAAGACCCCATCGACGATATCCTCGACTCACGGGCCACGGACTACGGCACCTTCGCCGATAACTCCCGCCTCGCCCAAGCCCTCAAACGCGCCATGGCCGACCACGCCTCAGACCACGGCCGCACCTTCGCCGACGACCAATGGGAAGCCCTCGAGATGATCGCCAGCAAGATGTCCCGTATCGTCAACGGCAACCCCGACAAGGTCGACAACTGGGACGATATCGCCGGCTACGCCAAGCTCATCTCCGACCGGCTGCGGGGGACCCCACGATGAACCGCAAAGACACCCTCCTCGCCCTCCACGAGGCCAACATGGCCCTCCAAGGGCTCACCCTCGAGCTCACAGGAGGCTATAACCACGAGCCACGGACCAAGGCCCTGCGTCCTCTGGTCGAGGACGCCCTCGCCGCTGAGAGCATGGTACGCGCCATCCTGAACCAAGAAGGCTACTACGAGAGGGAGACCGCAACATGCTAGTCCCCGCGATCAACTCGACCGACGACCCGCCCATCTCGATCCACGACCTCCAGCTCCGGGAGTATGTCTTCGCCCTGCGCCGACGCATCGAAGTCCAAAACGTCCTCCTCGAGTCCCTCGCAGAGGAAGTCAAAGGGCTCAAACAGGAACGCGACGGGCTGTCCTCGCACATCGAGCGACTGCTGCTCGATTTGCATTGGCTCGACTCTAAGCGCAACATCAGGGAATGAACCACATGGACGACCTAAGCCTCGAGGAACCGGACCGCGCCCCACTCGTGCAGATGATCACCCTCACGATCAACGGCACACGCTACGGGCTCGTCGGGCCCGTGGTCGTTGTTCCTGGACTCGTCCCAGGCCCCCTCGAGGTCGATATCTCCGAAATCGAATTCGGCGAAATCATGACCGGCCGCACGGCCGCCCGTATGCTCGAAGGGGACTTCAAGAAGGCCATGGGCGCCGGCGTCCAGTAAAGCTCAGGTTTCCCGCGGCGCTTCTCCAGACCCCAAGCCATCACCTGCCGCGGACCCCGGGTCGAAAGACCCGGGGGTTTTTATCGCCCCGGACCGTCCCGGCGCGTCGTCTCTTCGATGTTCTCGGGCCGAATGTCTGTCTTGTCTTGATTGATATACCGAAAACGGTACTCGGACCAAAAACCAAAGACCAAGAACCACGCGATCTTGGCGCCTAACAGAGACTGACCGTTAATCCGTACCCGAAGCTCTTCCTTGTTCGGGCCGACGTACGATCCCGCCAACTCTCCTTTCTTGGGACCGATCTTCCACATCAATACGCCATTGCCAACGTCCTGGTATTCCAACAGGGCGCGGATGGTCTCTAGGGTGTTATCATCGGGTCTGCTCATACGTTGCTCCTACAACGGTTGGGAAGTGAGGCCCCGGTGCTAGTAACACCGGGGCTTTGCGCATTATGGGGGGCAAAAAGGCGGGGAAGCAAGGGAAGAGGGACCGTGGACCGTGGACCGTGGACCACGGGCCAGAAGGCGTGGAGAGCGGTGGGATGTTGCGCTTTAACGGGTTTTGGGTCGGTTTTGTTGTTGAAAGGAGACAGGATCACGGACCACGGCCCGGGGATTGCGTTGGAGGGCCGTTAGTAGAGCCTTTCCAGAGAAATGTTGCTCCTAGACGCAACATTTATATCAAATGTAATGTAATGGTGTAATAAGTGAATAGAAACAATAGGTTAAGTCTACTTACGGTATGTTTTGAGTAGTGTGAGGTGTAATTTCTCTGGGGTATAGCCGATTTCAAAGGTTTGTTGCTTCTAACGCTTATATTCTTGGGAAAACCTATACTAAAACGGCCTCAAAGGCCCCTAGACGGCCCAGAGTTGCCCTGTATATACTGGTGGCATGTTAAGAGTTGATTTAGGCGTACCCATTCCCCCAGAAGCCCAGCGGGAGAAGTACCCATTCCCTGTCATGGCCGTAGGGGACAGTTTCCTGTTAGCCGATGCCGAGTCGGCCAAGAACGCCCGGAGCGCCGCGTGGATGTTCTCCAAGCGCCACGGGACGAAGTTCTCGTGCCGGAAGGTCGAGGACGGCTGGCGGGTCTGGAGGGTCGCGTGAAACTGCGCAGCAAGGCCGACAAGGAGTTCAGCAAGAAGATGGGCAGGGGTATCCAGCCCCAGACGCTGGAGAAGCAGGCACGGCCCGTAAAGCCCCATAAGAGCCGCGAGCTCACGACGCAGGAATGGAAGTTCGTCCACGAGTTTGTGTCGGGGGACGGCCATGTGACGTTGCAGGAGGCCGTGGTTCGTGCAGGGTGGCCCGAGAAGAACGCCAAGCGTAGGGCTGAGGACCTGACCAACCCGGATGTCAACCCGCACATCGTCGCGGCCATCCAGAAGGTCCGGGCGGAGATGGCCGAGAAGTACGGCACGACCTACGAGCGGCACATGCGGGACCTTCAGGTCATCCGGGACCAAGCGCTGTCCGCGGGGGCCTACGGGGCCGCCGTACAGGCCGAGTATCGTCGAGGGCAGGCCCTTGGGACGATTTACATCGACCGCAAGGAGATTCGGCACGGCACGATTGACTCCATGAGTAAGGAGGAGGTCATGCGCAAGCTCGAGGAAATCAAGAAGCTCTACGGCAACGGCAGCCCCATCATCGATGTCACGCCGCAGCAGGTGGAGGAAAGCCTCGAGGAGCCGATCCAGTTGGAACCCCCCGAACCGGAGCCCTCCGAGGAGCCTGTGGATGCCGTCAAAGCCCGAAACAAGCCTGTACCAAAGGCTAAAGGAAAACCTCCCAAACTGCCTTATTACCCGGATTGAGTCGCGGGTAAATCTGGGCATCCCGGACTGCTTCATCGCGTTGAAGCAGACGGGGGAGTTTGTCCCGGTCGAGCTGAAGGTGGTGAAACGCGGGCGCAAGGTGGCTTTATCGCCGCACCAGATTGCCTTTCACGCCCGGCACGCGGAGCTTGGGGTGCGTACCTTCATTCTGGTCCTGTACGTGCCCCCCGGTAAGGTGGCCTCGAGGGAGGGGCAGCTCTTGCTGTTTTCTGGAAAGCAAGTGTTCGAGCTCGCGAAGTCCGGCATCGATACGGACCCCGTTGTGGGCTATCACTACGGTGCGGTCCCGTGGAACATGCTGATGTACACCCTTGCGGAGGCGTGAGCCGTTGGTATAGATTCGCGGGGCTGGGATGTTCCAGCGTAGAAAGTTAGAAAGGAGACGACAATGGAAGAGCATACCTTGGGCCCTTGGAGCGTCGATGGATCGGCCACAACAGATTTTGATGTTGTGTGTGCCGATGGGCGCATCGCAATGGTTAACGGCGAAGACTGGAGTGCTGATATGGCAGAGGCAAATGCTTATTTGCTGGCGGCAGCTCCCGAGCTGCTGGGTGCCGTGCAGCTTGCCTTGCGCGCACTCAATGTCGCGCCCCGGTTTAAGGTTCCGGGTGCGGGGGATAGTTACGAGGTTTGCTCGGAGCTCGAGCGAGTGCTTCGCAAGGTTGAGGGAACCCTATGACACAGCACACGCCCGGCCCGTGGAGAGTGGGCAGCAATGGTGCGAGCGTTAAGGTTGTGGATACCGCCGACAAGGCCATCTGCATGTTGACCCCGCGCCGCGATATGTGGAACGGCGATCTAATCGCATCGGCGCCCGCATTACTTGCCGCAGCACAGGCCGCTCATGCGCTGCTTACCGACCCGGACGCGGACGAATTCGCCGCCAACCGTGTGGAGGCGCTGCTCGCTGGCGCGATTACTGCGGCATTGGGGGGAGCCTGAATGAAAAGAAAACCGTTCCCACCGGGGCCGTTGAAGTTACCGGATGAACCGCCGCCAAAAAAGAACATTGTGCGTTTCGTACTTTTCATGCTTTGGCAATCGATACTGCACCGAAGGGGCCGCTAGGCCATAACAGAAAGGAGAAAGAAGCCATGTCCATTAAGATTGTGAAAACCGGCTGGGCCACCATCACGGGCACCATGTGCGGCCTTTACGTTCCGCTCGAAGGCAGCACGCCAGAAGATGCCGAGCCGCTGCTTTTTGACACCCGGGAAGAGGCCGAGACCGAGCGTTTGCAATACATAGACGATTGCCTCGAGGCGTACTCGAGGAATGCGGCCGTCGCGCCCGAAGAGCTTCCCGAGTACATGGAAAGGCAGCGGGAGAGCTTGGAAAACGAGGAGCACGTGCTTTTTGTCGGAGTCGACACGGCCGGCGACGTGTTCGAGCTAGATCATCAGACACTCGTGGTGCGGGGGCGCATCCTGCGGCCAGACAGACAATAGGCGGGGGGACTTGCACGCGCTTTTTATTTCGTGAGAGTATTGCGACGTCGGGCCTATGTCGGGCCCGCACTAGAAAGGAGAAAGTCGCTATGGCTTATAAGAAATACGCCCGTGAGTGCGACAAGTGCGGCGCGGGGATGAATGAGGGGTATTACATCGAGTGCGGCGAGTACTACTGCTCCGAGGTCTGCCTGTATAAGGAAATCACGCCGAAGGAGTGGGAAGAGTTGTACGCCGACGGCGAGGGCGACAGTTACTGGACGACATGGTACGAAGACCCGGACGAGTACATGGTGGACGACGACGACCCGGCTCCGAACAAGGTTAGCGTCGAGTTGGCGGATGCTGTGGACTCAACGGGCAAGGTCGACGAAAAGAAAGTCGCTAAGTTGTTGGCGGAGGAATTGCGCCGACGGTGGTTTGTTGACCCCGACAAGTACGATTTCGTCAACTGGACCATCACTTGCGACGTGCAAATTAAAGAAGGGGACAAGGCATGAATGAGAGAAAACGAGTGGTCGTCACCATTAGAGAGGGCATCCCCGAAGTCATGGAAGCACCGGATGGGGTTGCTGTAGAAATCTGGGATTACGACACGTGGTGTTATCGGCAGGATGAACTGGAAGAGGACGACGACGGCGAAAAGTATTTTTTAAGGGAGGGTTGAGGGGGCCGGCCCGCTTGCGCTGGCTTTTTATTTCGTGAGAGTATCGCGACGTCGAGCCCATACCGGGCCCGCACTAGAAAGGAGAAAGTCATCATGGGCTGGTCATTTTTGAATCAATGCCGCACGCGTTCCGACCTTGTCGCTCATCTTCGCCGCCCGGAGCGTTTCGGCGATAAATTCGAGCTCGCGCGCGCGTGCGTCGTCGGCTCGCGTCATTGGTACTTGGTCCGCGACCGGGAGACCGGGATGCATTGGGTAGGACTGGACCTCATGCAGGGCGGCCGCCGTCACGGCTGGGGGTATAAAGACCTCGACGAAACTGTCGGCCCCTGCGCCGTAGATTGCCCGGTCTCGTATCTGGACGCGCCACACGTCGCCCCGGAAGGATGGGCGGCACAATGGCGGGAACGGGTCCGCGCGTACCATGCGACCAAAAAGGCGCGCCCCAAGTACGCGCCCGGGCTAGTCGTCAAGCTTTGCGACTGGACCTATACGCTCGAGCAGCGCGCCGGCGCTCGTCGGGGCTGGAACGTGACACGCTCCGACGGCCTACAATTCCGAATGAAGGCCGGCCAGCTTGCGCGCGCTGAGGTGGTGCCATGCTGAAGACCGTTCGCCAGTCTGCAAACCGAAAGACCGGCCCGATAGCTGTAACGTATCGGGCGGGCTCCGGGGATGTTTTCAATACTTGCCCGGCCACGTGCCCGCTCAACCCGCGGCCCGATAAAGGCGCTAGGGATCTGGATACGGAATACCTCGAAGCTGTTCGGCACGCGGTACCGCGAAACGGTACCGCGTGGACCTATTCGCATTTCCCGGCGGACCAGCTCCCGGTGCCAGCTCCCGGCGAGACCGTGATAAACCACAGTGCCGACACGCTCGAGGGCGCCATAGATGCCACGGCGAAAGGGCGCGCGGCCGTGCTTACGGTAGCGAAGGGCGCCACGTGGCCGGCCCGCGTCGGGGATGTTCGGCTCGTACGTTGCCCGGCCGAAGTGTCGGACCGCATCAACTGCGCCACGTGTGGGAACGGCCGCCCCTTGTGTGCTCGAGGGGCGGACCGGCGGCTCGTCGTCGTATTCGAAGCACATGGCGCGCAAGCTGCACGCGTCGGGACCGACAAGGCCGGCGGATGCTACGGCGCCGGCGGCCCCGTGGCGCTGCAATGGAATCGGACCAGCTCGAGCGGGGCCCGGGATGACGTGGCCGCCCTCGAGCAATTCGCCCGGGAGCTCCCGCCGGGCTCATTCCTGCGGCACCACGTCGTCGGCGACCTCGGCCGCCCCGACTAGGGG